GCGGAATTACAATAACAGACGAAAACTGTGAACGTATAAAATTATCGCGCTCACTTTATTCGATGGGCATGAAGGTGGCGGCAGTATCTACACTGTGCGCTGATCCGCGGGTGTGGGATAGTATGCAAATGGCAGGGACAAGTTGTCCTTACATGGGGGCAATCGGTGATGAAGCAACTATGGGTTGGAAAGAAAACCCTGATATGATTCCTGAAGGTAGTTTAATAGCTGCTAAATGGAATAAAGAAGAAAAAGAACTTACAAAATCACAAGGATTAACCGATGGGCAAAAACTTCTCAAATTTATTGTATTGGGTATGGCTATGCATTCTGGTATCGTGGCATTCGCCCCTTAAAGCGGAATGTCCTGTTACTGCAACAGGATTATGTACGCCAGGAGTTGAAGAAACCATTGTTATAGATGAAGTAGAAACAATTCAATATGAAGCTGATGGATATACAGTCACAACAGAAACTACCACTACCACGACAACAGTAACTACTACAAATCCAGATTCAGGAGATATTCTTGATGGAGATGCTGGATATGTTTCATCATCTAAATATGAAGGAGACATGGATGTGGATTGGGGCGGCCAAGGTCCAGCAACAATGCCTAGTGGATCTTCTTGTTATAATTTAGGAACTGATAAATGTGCTCAAATTACTGGATCAGGTAACTCAACTTCAACAATGGGTGTATCAGGAATGGGTACAACATTTATTAATACTGTAGATATATCAGATTTAGATATAGAAAATGGTGGACGAACTAATTATTCAATAAAAGTAGATAAACGAGATTCTCAAGATAGAATCTATATGCATATTACAGGTAAAAATGGAAACACCTCAGTATTTAGTGGAACAGATATATTATCAGAATCTGGTGTAGCGAGTGGCTATCAAACTTATGAAAATGGTTTTGATTTTGCAGGAACAATTACAAAATTAATTATTGAAGTAGGCGGACGTGATATTAATTTGGCAATTGGACCGCTCTTTGATGATATACAAATAAATGTATTATACAACGTAGTTTCCACAATAGTTACAGAACATATACTTAGTGTGGAAATGTGGGTAGCTTATGGGGGAAGTACAGAAACAGAAGTTATTGATATTGTAGAAAATATATTTGAACACAATGATGTCACAGTTGATGGACCTGGTGATGATTTTTATTTTGAACCTGAGTTCGATGAACCTAACATGGATATGTCTTATGAAACTGTTGAAATAGAAATGGATTTTGAAATAGAAATGCCAGAAATGGAAATGGCAGATATAGAAATGGAATTAGAAACACAAATTCAAGAAATAGAATTAGATGATTTAGATATGGAAATGCCTGAAATGGAAATGGCAGAAGTAGATATGGAAATGCCTGAACCAGAAATGGAGGAAGTAGAAATGGAAACTACAGAACCTGAACCAGAAATGGAAACAGAGGAGGTACAAGATGAACCTATGGAAGAAGCTACTGAAGAGCCTCAAGAAGATATGGCAGAAGAGCCAGAACCTGAAGAAAGCGCATCAGAGACTACTGAAGATGAGGCTGAAGAAGAAGTAGAAGAAAAACAGGAAAAACCTGAAAAAAAAGAAGACACAAAAAAGCCAGAATCTAAAAAAGAAAAAGCGGCTAAAAAGATAGTTAAAAAGATGGGGGATAAAGGTAGATATGATTCAACAAATCAGTTAAAAACGTTAATAGTGATGCAAGTATTAGGAGATACAAAAACCTTTTTTGAATCACAAAAAGAACTAAACGATAGAGAGGGATTTTTTACAGAATTTATGCTACCTGATACCCAAATAGAAAATAATAATTTAGCTCAATATTATTTATTTGCTGGTAGTGAAGGGTTAATAAATGAAATGATAGATAGTCAATGGCAACAGAAGTAGAAGTAGGTGGAATAAAATTTAGAGGGGGTAAAATTTTTGTTATCTTAACAGCACTAACTACAGCAGGCGGTGCTTTATGGGGTGGTTTTGAATTTTACAAAGATTACCTCAATATGAAAGAACAAATACAAAATTATGTAGCACCAGACTTATCAGAGTTTGATAAAAATATTGCGCTTACAAAAGAAGAAATGTCTAGTAAGACAGAACTTATTCAAACTGAAATAGATATGTTAATGCAAGAAATGGAAATGATGATGTCGGAAATTAGATTAGTGTCTGATGTTGCAAACGAACTTAAAAATGATTTACGAACAGATGTAAGAAGAGTTGAAAAAATAGTTAATGATGTTGAACAACAAGTAAAAGAAGATTCTAGAGATAATGCAAAAGATTTAAAAATTACAATAGATACTTTAGAAGAAGAGATGAAAAAGTTAGAAGAAAAAATAAAACTAGCACAAAAAGAGCTAGAAGAGAAAATAGATAAAAGGATTAAAAGAGCATTAGAAAATCCTTTAGGAGCATCATAATGAAAGTATCAGATAACACAGCGATCAGCATGCCTATGAGAAATTTGCTTTCGATATTGGGGGCCGTCGGAATTGGCGTCTGGAGCTATTTTGGGATTGTAGAACGCCTGAATAATATTGAGACAAATGGTAAACTAATGATTGCCGACGTTGATAAAAACACAGAATTTAGGATTAAGTGGCCCAGAGGCGAAATGGGGAGTTTACCATCAGATAGTCAGCAGGACCTCCTCCTGGAATTTATGGCCTCGCAATTAGAGGCTATGCAATCAGAAATGGAAGGAATGATGAGCAATTCCGTAAATATAAAAAGAGCACAAACAGATATTGAAAAAATGTTAATAGATATTGAAAAGCTCAAAGACAAAGTGAGGCAAAATGGAAGTAATTAGCGTGATTCTTATGTTCGTTTTCGGGAACATGAATGATCAAAATACACAGATGACACAGTATATTCCTATGAAATCATTATCTTCTTGTATGAAAGAAGTAAGAATAATGAAGAAAAAGAATACAGGATATGATAAGGATGCTTTTTGTGGTCCTGGTATTGTACACATAGAAGATGGGGAAGTAATTGCCCTTTATAATGAAGTACCAGCTGGTGCTACATTAGTTAAACAAAAGATAGATGCAGAGGCTTTTGAGAGATGGAGTTTACGAGCTAAAGAAAAATGGAAGAAAGATTAATGGACCCAGTAACTATAGCTTATATATGCTTTGGTACCTTATGGGTAATGGGGGCCATTACGTATTTATAAGATATGGCTCAAAAAATAACTAACGAATACTTTACTCCTGTTAAAAAAAGGACAAGTATTGGGAGCTCCAGTAGATCTAAACCTAAAAATAAACATAAGATTAAATCATGGAAAAAATATAATCGACAAGGAAAGAGATAAAGGGTATTAATATAGCATCAAACAAAGGAGATTATTATGCCCCAAGGTAAAGGAACGTACGGAAGTAAAAAAGGAAGACCACCAAAAAAGCGAACAGGAAAAGACAAACCATCCGCATTACTATATCTACAAAAGATACAGGATTCTATAAAAGCTAAAAAAGTTAAACCAGATGGAAGATCTATAGCTGCAATGAAAGCGTCTGGCAAAGGACCTAGAATTAGTGGAAGATTAAACCTAAGGACTGGTAAAGGAAATCCCGCTGGAAAAGATTTAAGCATAAGGGGAAGAATGAAAGCCATTACAAAAAAATTAAAACCAGGGCTAGGAGCGTTAGGCAAGATGGGCAAAAAGAAAAAATAGATGGCTATTAATACAGGAACACCAAGCTATTCTTCAACAGCAGGATTTATATTAGATCTTGATTCGTTAATAGAGGAAGCTTTTGAACGTTGTGGTTTACAAGATCGTACGGGGTATGAATTAAAAACTGCACGTCGTTCTATTAATTTAATGATTGCTGAATGGGCAAATAGAGGATTAAATTTGTGGACCATTCAACAACGAGAAGCAACTGTTACAGCAGGAACACAATCTATTTCTGGTGCTACTTTATATTCAGTAGATTCTGCGGGTAATGCTACAACAGATGCAAACGATAGTGCTCAAATTGTAGATATTGATAGCGCTGTTATGTCAAATAGCAGTGGGGATTATTCAATGACAAAAATAGG